CGGCTTTCCAGATTTTGGTATACGAATGATAATTGCTGGGAAAAAAGTAGATTTGCATATAGAATATAAAGCTGATTCGAAAGCTCAGATGGGCTCAATGAGAGACTGGGTATTTGACGGCACAAGGTTTACAACCCCAGATACAACATCGGATGAAAAGAAGGATCTTATTGATATAATGAATTCATCTCCTGAATGCATTAAAAACGGCAAACGACTTTTAAGTGATTTTAAAAAATATGCTGATTCAAGAATTGCTAAGATATATTCAGGAATGATGACTATTGAAAAAGATCAAAAAGAAAGACGTAAAAAACTTGAAAGTTTTGCTGCTAGTACAAACAACTATCAATTAGCTAAGATACAAAATTCAACTCTTGGAAAAAAAATTATAGAGCATTACGAATCCAAATTTAAAAAGTCTAAAAACTCTGATGCAGATTACAGTATGCTCATGATGATGATTGACAATGAAATATGGTTTATTGAGGATGCAGGTACAGCTACTAAAGAAGTAAAGCAAGGTATACTAGAAAAATTTGGATCTAATTCAATACCAGTATTAAGTAATCTAGGTGCAGCGTTAGAGGTAAGAATTCAACCTCGAGGTCTGAGTGCGCCAGGAAAACCAGTTTCAATTGACGTAATGTCAAGTTTTAGACTATCGGGAAAACCCTCTAACGGATTAAAAATAATATGAAAACACTAATAACTTTTATACTTAATGAAGAAGCTGATACAGGTTCAAAGCTCAAACACATTACCCACCCTGAAGACCGACCCTTGATGCATGGTCATGAGGGCTTTGAGCATGCGTATGGTGCTTTACAACAAGCCCATGAGCATATTAAAGCTAAAGCTAAAAATAGTAAATTAACTATGAAGTACGATGGATCCCCTTCTATTGTATTTGGACATCATCCTAAGACTGGTAAATTCTTTGTAGCTACTAAATCAGCATTTAACAAGAATCCAAAGATTAATCATACCCCAGAAGATATAGAAAAGAACCATGGTCATGCACCTGGGCTAGTTCATACTTTAAAGCATGCTTTAAAACACCTACCGAAGGTAACGCCTAAGACAGGGGTATTCCAGGGCGACTTAATGCACCATGCCGATAATAAAACTTTGCATGAAAGCTATATTTACGAAGCAAAAAAAGGCGGTAGTGTTTCCTTTACTCCTAATACTATTACTTATACAGCTCGTGGACCTGAAGCTGAAAAGGTAAAGAAATCTAAAGTAGGCGTGGTCGTTCATCAACAGTATCATGGATCAGATATTGATAGTATGCATGTGTCTCCGCATCCAGACCTAAGTAAATTTAAGCAGCATAGCGATGTGCACTTACATGGTGCCGAGCATGATACTGCGAAAGTAACTCATAGCGCTGGCAATGAGGCTGATTTCCATAAGCATATGGCAGCTGCTAAAGAGATTCATGATACCCATGGCTCAAAGATGTACAATGCGGTACACCCAAAGCATTCAGGTAATACAGGTCACCTTGCTACTTACATTAATAAGACAGTAAGACATGATGAGGTACCTAATGTAAGTGGGTTTAAAGCTCATCTTAAGGACGAACACGAGAAAATGGCTAGTAAGGTTAAGACTGAAAAATCTCAGTCAGAGAAACGCGGTGAAGGTGCTGCTCAAATTGCTCATGTTGAAAAGAACAAAACTCACTACGGTAACTTACTAAGTCAGCATCATCATCTTGCACAAGCAAAGAACGCGTTAGTAAAATCTCTAGATACGCATGAAGGTGGTTACGAACACCATATAGGTACAAAGAAATCTAAGCCTGAAGGTTATGTAGTAAATCACGAACATAAACCAGGGCATGAAGAACCTAGTAAACTAGTTAATCGTCCTGAATTTGCAAAAGCAAATCTTTTAAAGACATATTAATTTAGATATTTCTCAAAGCCCACATACGGATTATACAACAAAGGCAACAGAAAATCCATGAAATCTGGTATAACATTTAAAGAGTTAAGAGAAGAATGTTGGGACGGCTGGACTCAACAAGGCATAAAAAAGAAGGGTAACAGAATGGTACCCAACTGCGTAAAGGTATCTGAAAACTTCCAGGATGGCCGTAACCCCCAGGATAAAGGCGACATGGCCAGACACGGTCTCAAGGGTAAATCTATTACTCAATTAAAGAAAGTCAGATCTTCTAGTTCTGCAACACCCAGAGAAAAGCAATTGGCTCACTGGAGAATCAATATGTCACTAGGTAAAAAGAAAGATAAATAAACGGTTAACTAATTAAATACCCATGGACTTTATAGACTACTTAACAGAAGCACCGGAAAAACACGGCGTACTTGCGTATGGCCGTATGAATCCGCCAACAAAGGGCCATGAACAAGTTATTAATAAAGTTCATGAAGTTGCTAAAGAACATAATGCTGTTCATAAAGTAGTTCTATCTCATACAAGCGGTACCAAGGATGGTAAAAATCCGTTACCTGCTGATGTTAAAGTAAAACATGCACAACATGCATTTCCAGGTACTCATATAGAAGCATCATCTAAAGAACATCCTACTATTTTGCATCATGCAGCTGCAATGGCAAAACAAGGTGTTAAACATCTACACGTTGTTGCTGGTTCTGATAGAGTAGAAGAATATCATAAGTTACTTCATAAGTATAATGGCGTAAAAAGCGGTCACGGTCATTATAAATTTAAATCCATTACTGTTCATTCTTCTGGTAATAGAGATCCAGATGCAGAAGGTACATCTTGTGTCTCCGGTACCAAGATGCGCGAGCATGCAGCTGCGGGTAGAAAGAATAAATTTCATGCCGCGTTACCTTCTAAGATGAAGCCAGAACACAAGGATGCTTTGTACCACGATGTAAGACATCACATGGGTATTCATGAGGCTGTAACACCAGGCTCACAAGGTGAAGTAAAAATTTCTAAATTCGAATGGGGTACCCCAGAAGGCACAAAAGAGATGAAGCGTATTACCCCTGGGGAAAACAAAGTTAAGTCAGAAGCTAAAGAAGCCGATTACGGTTCTAAGTACCAAGAAATGGTTAAAAGAGTTAAAATTAAAGCTCATGAAGGTCCAAAAAAGACTGTCTGGGTTCCAGCCAAATACGGTACCGGTGGTACATATAAAGTAGTTCCAGTAAATAAGGTAAAAGAGTCTGTAGAGGTAGAACCTATGCAATTAGAAGCAACAAGAATTCCATTTCTGCTAATGACCGCCAATCAAAAGCGTAACTTATTTGAGGAAGTAAATCAACTTGAATTTGATGGTGTTCAAACTAAAAACATGGATCAATGTCCAGGTGCATACAAAGAGTTTAAAGCAATGATTGAAACCGTTAGAGCCGGCAAACACATTGGAGAACTAGCCGGGCATGAACCTGCTCCTGCTGCTAACGTTACTACTCAAAACTCAGTTGCTGCAACTCAGGTGCAAGCAGGTATGGCGGTTAAGCCAGAACGCATGAGACAGATGCAATTCAGACAATACGTAGGACTATAAAATGTTATTAGAACAATTAAAAGTAACCCAGGCTGATGCCTTCACGCTTTATCTTAAAGCACACTTTTACCATTGGAATATTGAAGGGTTTTCTTTTCCTTATCTCCACGAATTTCTACAAAACTTTTATGAAGATGTATTTGGTTCTGTTGATACAATTGCAGAATTAATTAGAACTCTAGACTCTTATGCTCCTGGTACATTGGGTCGGTTCAAAGCATTAACTGGTATAGAAGAAGATGAGACTATACCAGACGCTAAGACAATGATCTCTAATATTAACAGAGAAAATTTAAAGATGCTTGCTTCATTAACTCAGGCTTATGATATGGCAACAAAAGAGAATGAAATTGGTATTGCTAACTTCTTGCAAGATCGAATTCAAGCCCACGAAAAACACGGTTGGATGCTGAGGTCTATTCTAAAATGATTACTGATTTAAACGTTCAACACGAGCTGGTAAAGACCGCTCTACAAGCTACCGATAATTATCTCGGCATTGAGAAAAAAACAATAGCGGGTGATTCTGCTAATGCTGTAATGATGAAAGAATTTATTAATCATTACAACATTGCATACCAGGCTCTTATGTCTCTAGGGATACTCGACCAACATGAAGAGTATATGAAGAACCATCTTAAGACGATGTGGGATTATGCCAAAGATGAAGATGCTACATTAGCAGACGAACCATACGCATCAACACCTGGTGGTACTGGCGGTATGGATGAGTCAAAAGAATTCTGGGACTCAGCCAAGGAGAGAGCTGATAAACCTCATGAGAAGTTATCACCTGCAATGAAAGCTAAGGCTAAAGCCCGCGCAGCTGCAGCTGGACGCAAGTACCCCAACATGGTTGATAATGTCTGGGCTGCACATAAACAAGAATCCGTAGTTTCTTCTTTTGCAAACTTTATTGCAGAGAAGAAAAATGAATTTAGTGAAGATGATATCAATGAAATGGTTGATAGTCTTGAGTGGGAAGATATTGTTGATCTTTATCCTGAAGAAGATTTAATTGAAGAAGAGACTGAACAGTTAGATGAAAAAATATCCGCTCAGTCTAGACTTAGAAGACGTCAAGGCTTTGCAAGAGGTAAGACCAAGAGAAATACTGCTAAGGGTATCAAGCTTCGTAGAGCATCAACCCCTGAAACATTACAGAAGAGAGCTCAATTGGCTGCTCGTCGTTCTATGTACAAGCGCTTGTTACGAGGTAGAGATAAATCCGCCTTATCTGCATCTGAAAAAGATCGGGTAGAACAACAAGTAAAGAGTATGAAAAATATTCAGGCAAGCATTGCTACCAGAATGGTACCTAAGATGCGTTCAATAGAACAAAAGCGTTTAGCTCATTATAGAGGCGGCAGCAAAAAGTGAAATCATTTAAAGAAATTACCGCACCTAGAAATTATGCTGATGGGTCATTGATATCAGCAAAATTACCACCAGCGTATGAAAAAGCGACCGGTGAAAAGAATTGTGCTAACTGCGGTGCATATGTGCCAGGTACAAAGTATTGTAAGACTTGGGACGCTAAAGTACGCCCTGATTACTATTGCAAAAAATGGGTAATGATAGAAAAATGACTTTAAAAACATTTAAGCAATTAAGAGAAGAAGTTCAATCTGTAACAGAAGTTGAAGAACTATTTGATCTTATTGAAGATGTAATTGAAGGTATTGCAAAAGACAATAATGTGGATTCAGAGTTTATCTGGGAAGATCTTGAATCGGTACCCGATGAGGAACTGATTGAGGTTGCAGCTTGGCAGCGTAAAGAAGGTAAGAATCCTGAAGGGGGCCTTAATGCAAAAGGTATTGCTGCCTATCGCAGAGAGAACCCAGGATCAAAATTACAAATGGCTGTAACAACCAAACCATCTAAGTTAAAGCCAGGCAGTAAAGCGGCTAATAGAAGAAAGTCTTTTTGTGCTCGCATGGGTGGTATGAAGAGAAGATTAACATCTGCAAAGACTGCAAGAGACCCAGATTCTAGGATAAACAAAGCTCTTAGAAAATGGAACTGCTAATTTAACTTATAAGTATTCGAACTAAAGGAAAAACAAAATGGACATGAAATCTATTTCACAAAAACTACAAGATGACATTCGTACAATCATGGAAGCTGGTCTTACACCTAAGCAGCAAAATATTGACGTTCACGAGCCAGAGAAAGATAAGCTGACTGCTGATGATTTTAAAAAGCTTCGTGCAATGAAAAAGACTCCCGCAGGCAAAGTTCACAATTGTGCTACCCATGTTGAGCACGCCGTACTTGGTAAAGGTACAACGGTGTCTGAAGAGCACGCTGAACCTGATGAAAACGGTAACATTGAATGGTACACAATTCAATTTGAACATAGTACACAACAAGTTCTTACTAAGGATTTGACTATCACTATGTCTGAAGCCCACGTTCATGAATCTACAGAAGAACAAGTAGATGAAGAAGAAAAGAAAAAGATTGTTAGCCCTTTTGACTATAAAAATTATCAAAGTCAAATACCTAAAAAACCAGGCGAGACAGCTGGCTTTGATTCTAAGAAAATTTCTACTGGTACTGTCTATACAAAAAAACCAGTCAAAGAGGCAATGTCTCATCAAGCTAAGACAACTATGAAGCACATTCCTAATCCTTCACCTGCACTTAAGAAAGCAGCTAAGATTATTAAGCCAGGTATTGCAGGTATTGGCGATCGCTTTGACATGCTCAAAGCTGGTGGTGTTAAAGGCGGCCCGGGCAATCAAACCGAAGAAACATATCAAACAGCAAAGAGTGAATTTGTAGCACGACAAGGAAGACTGACAACGGCAGCTGCTGAAACTGAAAAAGATCCAGCGCGCTTGAAAAGAATGTCTAGCATACCAGGCTATAGTGCCGCCATGGACTTAGCTAAAAAGACAACTCAGGGCGCAAAGCACACTAAAGAAGAAGTTGAGCAAGAAGAATACACATTTGCCGATTACCTCGAGGCTGCGCGCGCACAATACGTTGATGAAGATGCAGTTTTAGTTGCTAATGAAGCATTTAAAAACAAAGATATTACATTGTTTAGCGACCAATCACAAAGTCCTGAAGCCTAAATATATTACGGGCGCCACCTATACGGTGGCATGGAATAATAAAAACAAGGAGACATAAATGTCCTCATGGGGTCAATCAGATAACACTACCGTCGCTGGTACTGTTACAACTTTTGCTAATACTACGCTTTTAGGTTCATCAACTTTCTTTGACGGTAATGTTAAAGCTGGTGATTACATTACTATTACCAATGTTACAGGTAAGAATCAAGTTGCATCCGTTGCTTCTAATACCGTTCTGGTCTTAGAAAATATACCACGTCAAGTTGTAACCGGTAAGGTTGCATTCGTTCAGCAAGGTCCTAAGAACGTTCATAGCAGCAATGCTTATGCTTTGTCCAGACAAAGTAATGTTCTTTCTATTGAGAACATCTATGGTGTAGATGCTGCAGAAATTATTACAGCTTCTATTAACACTATTTCAGTTAATGCTGCTGGCGCTGGTTATCAGAGATTGGCAAATACAACTGCAATTACTGCTAACACTGCTATTACGATTGCTACAACTGGTCTTTCACAGCCCCTGTCTAACGCAACCGCTACTTTGACTTTCACAAGCAACGTATTAACAGCTATTACGGTTACTAACCCTGGTAAGGGCTACACTGCGGCCGCTCAAGCTAACACAACCGCTGTTATTGCTACTACTGGTCTCTCACAACCAACTACCAATGCAACAGCAACTATTAACTTCAGTTCTGGCTCTACTTCTAACGCAACTCACTCCGGTTGGGTAAGTTATGTTGCTTATACCGATGCTTTCGGTAACCCAAGAGAAAAAACTGAAACTTTGGTAGCCTTGTCAAAGAACGGTATTACATCTGACGACGAAGATACAGTCTTCCCTGATTAATTATGGCAGATAGTAAAGTAAGTGAACTGACATCGGCTACCTCTGTTGGGGTAGCCGATTACCTATATTTGGTACAATCTAACGCCAGCAAAAAGGTAACGTCTGCAACGCTTTTTGCAAACGCAGCAAACGTTACCCTTAAAGGAAATATTAATTTGGACACAACAGTTCAAACTGTTTCTTCT